AAAAACGTGGCGGCGGAATGATGAAGAAGAAGTAATTTGAAATGGCTACATCAGGTACAACAGATTTTAACTTAAATATTGACGAAGTTATTGAGGAGTCTTTTGAAAGAATCGGAAGGCAAGTCAGAACTGGATATGATTTAAAGTCAGCTAGAAGAAGTTTAAATCTGTTGTTATCTGAGTGGGGCAACAGAGGGGTTCACCTCTGGAAAGTTACTAATCATACTCAAAATTTAACTGCAGGGACTACAACATATACTGCCCCTGCAAACACAAGTGATGTGTTAGAAGCAGTTTTTAGAAATGGTGATACCGATACCACCATGACAAAAGTTTCAAGATCTCAATATCAAGCAATACCAAATAAATCCTCACAAGGAACACCGACTCAATACTATGTCAGAAGAAATTTATCTAATGTTGAAATTAACTTGTATTTAACTCCCAATACAACTGACACTCAAATTAATTATTTTTATGTTGCAAGGATAGAGGACGCAGGAAAATACACAGCTACTCCTGATGCACCTTACAGGTTTTTACCTTGTATGGTTTCTGGTTTATCATTTTATTTATCACAAAAACATAACCCTGGAAGAGTTCAAGAAATGAAAATGTATTACGAAGATGAGTTACAGAGAGCACTGACGGAGGACGGGCAAAGAACTTCTGTTCATCTAGTTCCTCAAAATTATTTTCCCGGAGGTAGTTAATGTCTTTTGCAGTTGGCGTAAAATCACAAGCTATTTGTGATCGTTGTGGTTATCAATATCCTTACTTAGAATTAAGAAAAGAATGGAACGGTTTGTTGGTTTGTCCAGAATGTTACGAACCTAAACACCCACAATTAGAACCACCATATTCAAGGCCCGACCCTGAAGCACTACGAAATCCTAGACCTGATAGAGTGGAACCACTCATAGTTGATGTTGGTTTTCCTAATAGCACACCTTTTGAAAGTGTTGGTATGCAACCTGCTCCAATTAGAGATGACTTGATAATGTCTTCAGCAGTTGGTACAGTGACAGTGGTTATATCATGAATTATTCTGAATTATTAGATAATGTAAGAAATTATACAGAAGTTACATCTGATGTTTTAACTAATGCAGTTATAAATGTTTTTATTACAAATACTGAAAATAAAATAGCAAGAGAGGTTGACTCCGATGATCAAAGAAGATACGCAACTACAACTTTTACAGCTAACAATGCTTTTCTAGATGTCAGTGGTCCTGAGGGCGGTTTTAGATTTGCAAGAGGATTACAGCTTGTAGAAACTGATGGAACAAGAACTTGGCTACAACAAAAAGATGCCACCTTTATGGATGAATATTCTTTGGAGAGATCTACAACAGATACTAATTTTACAGGCAAACCAAAGTATTGGGGAAACTGGGACGCAACAACATTAATCGTAGCCCCTACTCCTAATTTAGCTTACACTGCAGAAATGTGGTATGTCGAAACTCCACAAAGAATTGGCAACGGCACCGGCACGACCACGACGACAACATTCATATCTAATAACGCATCAGAGGTTTTACTTTATGGAACCATCGCTGAAGCATATTCATACTTGAAAAATACACAAGATATGCAATTATACGATCAGAAGTTTCAAAAAGCTCTTCAGCTTTATGCAAATGAGCAGATGGGACGTAAACGTAGGGATGAGTATGCAGATGGTGTATTACGACTCCCCTTAAGATCAGTAGACCCAGGAGGTAGTTAAAAATGGCAATAAATCAAGCAGTCTGTGCTTCCTTTAAACAGCAGTTGCTCCAAGGGGATCATGATATTGATAATGACACTATCAATCTTGCTCTCTACACAAGTTCTGCAACTTTAAATGGAAACACAACAGCCTACTCAGCCACAAACGAAGTAGGTAATTCAGGAACATATGCAGCAGGCGGTGCAACCTTAACAGGTGCAACTGTTGGATTAACAGCAACAAGCGTTACAGCTTCAACAGCATTCGTTGATTTTGCAAACGCAAGTTTTACATCAGCAACAATTTCTGCTCAAGCGGCGTTGATTTATAATAGATCATCATCTGCAACAAATGCAGCTATTGCAGTTCTTGATTTCGGAAGTGTAAAAACATCAACAAACGGTACATTCACAATCGCATTCCCAACCAACGATAAAGACAGTGCTATATTAAGATTATCTTAATATAAGGAGTCATTACCATGGCAGATGCTTGGGGTGAAGGTACATGGGGGCAAGGCTTTTGGGGTCAACAAAGTTCGGTCACAGTATCCGTTACTGGGTTATCGACAACAGCAGCGTTAGGCACAGAATCAGTTGTTGCTGACAGTTTAGTAACATTAGACTCCCTTCAATCAACTTTTACTCTAGGCACAGCAGTAGCTGAACAAGAATCTGTATTTTCTTTAACAGGTGTTACATCTCAATTTAATTTAGGTAGTGTTAGTATTGAAGAGGGAGCAGGAGTAACCCTTGATAGTTTATCCACATCATTTGGTGTGGGAACTGAGTCTGCATCAGGAACAGTAGATGCAGGTTGGGGAAGATCTACATGGGGATCTTTTGCTTGGAATGAAAACATAACACAAGAGGTCAGCGTCACGGGAGTGACTATGGCCACGACTCTAGGCACCACAACTCAAGAAGTTGGAACTGGTGTCATAGTTTCAGTTACCGGTCTTGAGATGACAGGCGCATTGGGCACCACATCACAAACAGGAACAGCCGTAGAAACTCTTGATAGTCTCTCAGTAGGTGTTGCTCTCTCAGGAGCGACGGTATCAGGTGAGGGTAGTGTTGCTGTTATAGCACCCTCTGATCAATTAGATTTTGCTATTGGAACTCCTGTCATTGATATTTTCACACAGGTGGATCCAACAGCAGTTACGATGACCGCAACCCTTGGAACTGCGGTGGCAGAGGCAGACGCTCTAGTTACTCTTGGTAGTTTATCTTCATCATTTGCTACAGGAACAGAAACTGTTGAGGTAGGAACTGGCGTAACTGTAAGCGTCTCTACCGTTGCAATGAGTTTTGCTCAGGGCACTCCAGACCCTCAAGCAGGGGCACTTGTAAACGTCACTGGTCTTGACATGACTCTGTCATTAGGGACTCCTTTATGCACGCCGTGGGCGAATGTAGTTACAGGGGCAAGTAATACTTGGACAGAGGTAAGCGCAGCATAAAAAGTGTTGCTTGAATAACAAAAAAAGATATATTTTAGTGAGGTAAAAATATGAGTAGTACATTTTCAAGTAATTATAAACTAGAACTCATGGCGACTGGCGCAAATGCTAATACATGGGGGACTAATACCAACAACAATCTTAATGTTTTAGACGCTTTTGGAGCTGGTTATCTAGCAAAATCAGTTGCAGGTTCTTCTAATATTACATTAACTACTGCGAATGCAGACCCATCAGCAGAGTCATCAAACAGAGTTATTGAACTTACTGGTGCTTTAACTGGGGCTATTTCAGTTTTTATACCTGCTACAGAGAGCGTATATACTTTTTTTAATAATACCTCAGGATCTCATGCTTTAAAAATTTCAGCTACAGGACACGATGCCAATGGTGTTGCAATTACACAAGGTGCTAAAACATCTGTGTATTGTGATGGCTCATCAGACTTTAATGTAGAGATACTTTCTTCCACTGATCTTGGCTCAGGGACAGGAACTTTACCTGCGGTGTCAGGTGCTAATTTAACAGATTTGAACGCATCAAACTTAGGTTCAGGAACAGTTCCAAATGCTAGATTAGATGCACAACTTCAAGATGTTGCAGGGCTTGCTGTTACTAATGGTGGTTTCATCGTTGGTGATGGTGCTAACTTTGTTTTAGAAACTGGGGCAACTGCAAGAACTAGCGCAGGCTTAGGTACAACAGATGATGTTCAATTTGATTCTTTTGGTGTAGGCACAGCAGCATCTGGAACAACTGGTGAGATCAGAGCTACAAATGATGTAACTGCTTTTTTCTCTTCTGATGTAGCTTTAAAAGAAAACATTACCAATATATCTTCACCTATGGATAAAGTGCAAAATTTAAATGGTGTATTATTTGATTGGAAACAAGATTTTATAGACGCTAAAGGCGGAGAAGATGGTTATTTTGTTCGTAAAAGAGATGTCGGTGTTGTAGCACAAGATGTTGAAAAAGTTTTACCTGAGGTCGTAGGCACAAGACCTGACGGAGTTAAAGCCGTTAAATATGATAGACTTTGTGCTTTACTAATCGAATGTGTAAAGGATTTACAAACTCAAGTTAATGACCTCAAGAAGGGAGAATAAAGCATGACTACACCTTCAGGTCAAATTAGCCTATCACAGGTTAATGAAGAATTAGACGTATCACCTACTTCTACTCAAATTAATATGGGATCAGCTCCAGTTAGGGCATTAGCTGAAGTTCCTTCAGGTGCGATCGCAATGTCTAATTTACAAGGAAAATCAAACGCACAATTTATTGTAGCTTCTGGTGGAACTGTAACAACAAGTGGAGATTTTAAAATTCATACTTTTAATT